TAGTCAACCTCTTGAAAACTACGTAACTATAGTGTTAACCTCTCCATAGATGATTTGAATAAGGTGATGCTCACCTTCTTAAACGAGCAGTTATAAATTCAAACATTCTATGCAAGACGAAAATAGGCATGATGCACCCCAAGAGGTGCAGGCTGAAGCTAAACAGCCTGTAGAGTTGCCAACTACTGAACAAAAGCAAGATGGTCAAGTTAATGCTCCAGAGGGACAAGCCCCTGTACAGGGCGAGTTACCAGAGGAAGCAAAAGAACGGACAAGGGAACAGTTTGAGAAACTGAAAGCCCACAATGCGGAATTAGCCAAGAAGCTCAGTCAATATGAGCAAACAGCTAAAAAACCATCCATCTTTGATCTCACTCCACAAGGTAAGCCAGTACAACAGGTAGCACCTCAAGTACCAGCCCAACAAGTAAGTGAAATCAAACCCATAGTTCCAGACGCTGAGGGCTATGTAGACGTGAATGCTATAAACGCAACTATTCAGCAAATCAATGCTGATAAGGAGCGAGCACTTAGACAAGCAGAAGAAGCAACAAGAATGGCGCAAGCAGCCAACGATAACATATCTCGGTTCGAGATTAAACAGACAAGCCAGGCAGTGTTTCAAAAGCATCCTGAACTTGACCCTGACAACGCATCGTTTGACGATAAGCTAACGCACCTTGTCAAATTAGAGCTTCTTAGGCAAATGACTGAGGAAGGCACTCAAGACTACATGAAAGCTGCTGACTTTGTTAGAAACAATCTCTATCAGCCAAAAGCTGTTAAAAAACAAGGTTCAGAAGAAGCAAGGAATGCTAGGGCAGACATAAATGCTTTCACACCACAGTCAACCTCAACTCCGATCTCAGAGGAAGACTTGGCATTTAGAACTCGCAAGGGTGATAGTGAAGCATTACGTGAACGACTTAGAAGATCGGGATATTAAAATTTAATTTACAAAAATGGCATTCGGTTCACAAACCTACAATGCAGGTAATTTCCGCAGAGAGAGTCTACTTTCTATCTTGAAAGATGTTTCTCCAAACACGGACAATTATTTGACATCAAACTTAGGTACAGGACCAGTTGCGACAAACACTCTCCATGAGTGGACAACGTACAACACCGCACGACCAACCAGTGTAACAACTGTAATCGAAGGTGCTGATGCGAGTTACGCAGATCTGGAACACCCAGTTAGAACTTTCAACGTTACATCCATAGTTACTGAACCTGTAAAGGTTTCGGCAACCATGAAAGCAGTATCTGTAGCAACAGGCGAAGATCCATACGCTTTCCAGAAAGAAAAAGCACTCAAGAGATTGAAGGCTAAAATGGAATGGCTTACGATCAACGGAGCACTTGCAACAGGTGCATCTGGTGTAGCAAGACAAGTAACTGGTATAGATGGAATGATCTCAACAAATGTGACTGCACGCACCTCTGGTACGTCTTTCTCAGAAATTGAGCTCAATGACATCATGCAAGATGTTTGGTCAAATGTCGGTAAAGAATATCTTTCTGACATTCTAGTTTGTCCAATGGTTATATCACGAAGAATTAGTGGATTTACCTCAAATCTTACACGCAACATTGATGCGAAAGAAAAGAGACTTAGTTCACAGATCCGTGTATACGACACACAAGTCGGTAATTCGCTCATGATAGTTCCTCACCAGGATGTCAGAGCAGCTGCTGGTACTTTGACTGTCTATGCACTTCGTGAAGACACTTGGAAGCACTCCTTCCTTAAAGGGCGTGAGCCACAATGGGAAGAACTAGCCAAGACTGGAGATTCTGACAACGGACAATACGTTGCCGAGTTTACAGTAGTCGGTTATGCACAAAGGGCATCAGCGAAAAGGACAGGGTACGCCACAACGCTCTAAACCTATTAGAATTAGTATCCAACTCCCCCCAGAAATGGGGGGTTTTTATTTATGTTATAGACAATGCAAATAGAACTGTTTATAATATGGTATGAAAAAATGTATCCAGAATGAATGTCAAAATAAATTTTATGCACGAGATCTGTGTAGAAATCATTGGCGACAGTTAAGAGCAAAGGAAACAGGTATGTATAAACTTGACTATGAATCTAAAAAAAATGATCCTAAATACTTAGTCATGAAACATAAAGCAGACAAAAAATATAGAGAAAAACTTAAGGATATGGGTATTCTTAAAAATAAACAGCAAGATGCGTGGAGAAAATGGATAAGTAATCCCGAAAATAGAGATAAGAGAAATGAAAAGTCTAGATTATTTCATTTAATGAATAAAGATAATCCAAAATATAAAGAGAGAAATAGAAATTTTCAAAAGAGTTCTCGTCTAAAAATAAAGCTAGAAGCATTCAACCAATACTCACCAAATGGTGTTATAAAATGTGCAAAATGTGGCTTTTCAGACATTAGAGCCTTAGGTCTAGATCATATAAATAATGATGGGATAGCTCACAAGAAAACAATAAATCCTAGAAATCCAAGAAGAGTTACAGGAACACTTGTTTATCGTGATCTTAAGAAAAAAGGTTGGCCTACTGGATTTCAGATACTTTGCTATAACTGTAACTGGATAAAATACATAGAAACACTGTAAGATTTTTATATCTTGCATAAATGATACAGATGTATATACTAAGACCAATGGATGACATCAAAAACTACGAAGCTGTCTCTAAGAACGGAACTGCAATAACTAAGGCGTTAATGGATATTTGGGAGAAGATAGGAAAACCAGAAGACTTCTACTGCGACACTGGTAAAGCACTACTTGGTGAAATCGCCAACGTATTTACATACTTTTACAGACAAGAGTACATAGACTTCTTGCATGACAGAAATATTGACTTAAAGAATGAAAAGCCACTCCATCTACTTGGAAAGGAAAACCATGGAATTACACCAATATCATACCCACCGACACTATTCAAACTTATAAGAGCTATGTTTCCAGGCGCACAGCTTGGAACAAAAAAGACTCAGAAAGTAATGTTTGAGGTAATTCCTTGGTTAAAAACTACAAATACAAGAGTATGAGACTAGCATGCAGCATAATTGTAAAAGACGATACAGAGTTGCAAAATTTGCAAAACTGTCTAAATAGCGTAGTGCCACACTTTGAGACTGTGCTTGTTGTAGCTAATGGTGAACAGGTTGGTGGTATACAAACTCTATGCACAACCTACCAAAATGTTATCTACCAGTACAAGAAGTGGGAAAATGACTTCTCTGCAATAAGAAACTACTCATTTGATGAGCTCACTAAAATAGCCGATTTTGACTACCTATTCTGGATTGATACTGATGATGTACTCGTAGGGGGAGAACACCTCTTAAATGTGGCAAATACTGCCAAAAAACAGGCTTTTGACGTGGTGTTCCTAACTTACTGGTATGGATGTACCTTTGATAAAGACAATCAGCTAGTTTCAGTAGACGTAGAGCACATGCGTGAAAGACTTATACGCCCTGGATCAATAACTTGGAAAGGCAGACTACATGAGACTCCAGTTCCTGTGGAGAACTCTAAGCACAAATACACAAGTGTTAAATACTCCAAGGAATACCCAATATCAGTTATGCATACATCAACCAATGAAACTGCACAATCCAAGATGCAAAGGAACAGAGACATACTTGAGATACAACTTGAGGAAGAACGTAAGAAAGGTGATGCAGATCCTAGAACATTACTCTACTTAATGAAAATATACGCAGACCTTAATGATGAAGAACAGTGGAAGAAACTTCTAACAATGGGTGAGGAATACATGAAGAAGTCAGGATGGGACCAAGAACGAGGAACATGTCTTGTTTTAATGGGTAGAACCTATCAGCAATTCGGTAGACATCAAGAAGCTCTTGAGAAATACCACGAAGCTATAAAAGAATACCCTTACATGCCAGAAGCCTATCTTTACGTGGCACACCTGTACTACGACCTAAAGGAATACAACAAAGCTAGACATTGGCTAGATCTGGCACTTAGCATCAAACTACCAGAAATATCAAGTGATATTGTTCATATAAGCAAGCTAAAGGTAATGTCAGCCAACCTAAAGATGAGACTAGCTTATTATGTGGACAAAGACATAAAACAAGCTATTGAATATGCACAGATCCTCTACAAAGCAGACCCAATAGAGGACAACCTAAACATGCTCAACTACCTATTAGATCTAGGCAATCTCAATACTGCGTGCGAACAAACGCATGCGGTATTGAGATACTTAAATGACATAGGAGATCTTAAATCAATTAGGAATATATTAGACGCACTCCCAACTGCTATATCAGCACAGAAGTTTGCCATAAATATAAGAAAAGCCGTAACTCCACCTAAGAGATGGGCTAAAGATGAGATAGCATACTTTGTAAACTTTAATGGACCAGCACTTGAGAAATGGGATGGCAACTCTGTTGCTAAGGGACTCGGAGGATCTGAAACAATGGCAATCCAACTAGCTGAGGAAATGGTAAAGAAAGGCTACAAAGTAACAATATACGGAGATCCTGAAAAGATAACTGAAGTAAACGGAGTCAAATACTTGCCTTACTACTACTTCAATCCCGTTGATTACTTCAACATACTTATCCAGTGGAGGCACTGGTTCCTGGCAGACCAAGTAAAAGCAAAGAGATTCTACGTAGACTTACACGATGTATTTACCACAATAGACATAACAAAATCACAACTTAACGCCATAGACAAATTTATGGTTAAAAGTGAGGCTCATAAAGCTCTTGTAGGTAAAGACTTGTTAGATAAGTTTACTATTATCCCAAATGCAATTTACAGACCATAAAACACCACAGAAAGAAAGACTTTGCTACTTATCATCCTATGATAGAGGATTAGAACATCTACTCTATATGTGGACTGATATAAAGGAAAAGTACCCTAAAGCCACCCTACACATAGCTTACGGATGGGAGAACTTTGACAAACTAACTCAAGGAAATCCTGAACGTGCTGAATGGAAGCGTGGTATGGAACTACTCATGCAACAAGAAGGAATATTCCACCACGGCAGACTAAGTAAACAAGACCTCAAGGAACTAAGACAACACTGTTCAATCTGGGCTTATCCTACTCACTTCTACGAGATATTCTGTATCACAGCGGTTGAGGCACAGGTAGACGGACTTATTCCAGTTACATGCGATGTAGGTTCAATCAAAGAAGTTGTAAGGAGAGGTCACGTACTTGATGTAGACATTTATACTAAAGAAGGTAGGCAAGAATATCTAAAGGTGTTACTTGATGAGATGGCTACAAACAAACCAAGAAAAGATCACTTCTCCAAAGACCATAAGATAGAAGAAGTAGCTAACAAATGGATAGAAAACTTTGATGAAGAATATGTTGGACCAAAGGTTTCAATAATAACTCCAACAATAAGACAAGGATTCGGGAATATGATGGCTAATAACCTATCTATCCAGACATACCAGAACTTTGAGTGGATCATAGTAGATGACTTCCCAGAAGACAGAAGTGAACATTTTGCAAAACTTGCAAAACAGTACATACTAGACATTAAATATGTACGAGGTCAGCCAACTAAGATCAAACGAAGATTTGCACTGGCTGCTGCCAACAACACTGGATACAAGACATCAACAGGGGATCTGCTAGTTATTCTGCAAGATTTTATCCTCATTCCTGAGGATGGAATCGAACAAATCACAGAAACCCATAAACATTACCCAAACTGCCTAATAGCCCCTGTTGATGTACAAGCATTCGCAGGAATGGTAGAAGACACAAACTCTGAAGACTGGTATAACGGAAATACTTATCCTGTAGGCAAGATAGACAAACAAAACGTACGCATACAGAACAAAGGACTAAGAAAGACAATACACCCTATGGATTTTGAGCAGAATTACTGTGGAATACCTAGAAAGATAATAGATGATCTGGGAGGATGGTATGAACTCATGGATGAAGGACTAGGCTTTGATAACACAGAGTTTGCATGGCGAGCTATGCAGGCAGGCTACGAGATTCTAATAGACGAACTCAATGTGGCTATATGCCTAGACCACTGGACTCCACTTATGGACAAGCCCAAACAACTAGGAGAAGGTAGAGAAAGGTCATTAAACGATCCTAGATACTTATTCCTTATAGGAGCTATTGAAGATGGAAAACTCCCACTTAAAGTAACTCAAGAAGTAAATGACACAATAGACTTACAGTACGAAATGCCTGAGAATGTAGATCCAACTAAATGGATACGCAAGAATGCCAAAGATATAGCAACTAAATGGTTACAAGATACTTTTTACAAATGAGAATTTTACTCACAGGACATAGTGGGCTCATAGGAAAACACCTAGCAGATAGGCTTATTAAAGATGGACACGAAGTTATAGGTATCTCGAAGTCTAATCGTAATAAATCAAAATTTGACGTAGTTGAGTGTGACCTACGAGATCCCAAGATCATAGACACAGTAGAGATGATTGCACCTGAAATGGTCATACACTTAGCAGCAGACGCAGCAGAGGGTAAGTCAATGTTCTCACCTATTGAAATATCCACATCAAACTATAACACCTTTATGAATGTGCTTGTTGGAGCACTACGAGGTAAGAAACTAAAGAGATTTGTATTTACATCATCAATTGCAGTCTATGGAGCTATTCACTCACCATTTAGGGAACAAGATGTCCCAATCCCTGAAGACATTTACGGAATAAACAAACTAGCAATAGAACAGTCACTCAAAGTAATGTCTAGCGTACACAGATTTGAATACACAATAGTCAGACCACACAATGTATATGGAGAGTATCAAAGAATGGATGACCCCTACAGAAACGTTCTTGCACTCTGGATGAACTCACTCCTTAAAAAGGAACCCTACGTTATATTTGGAGATGGTTCAATGAAGCGATGTTTCTCATACGTGAAAGACGTGGTTGAGGTCATACACAAAGCATCATTCTCACCATACAAGAATATGATATTCAATGTTGGATCAGATAACTTTTATGCACTCAAAGATGTGAGCGCAGTACTTCAGAAGATTGCAGGAGTAAAGATAACTCCTAAGTTCCTACCAACCAGAGTACATGAGGTACACACAGCAGTATCAGACCACACTCTAGCCAATAACTTATTTGGATATAAAGACACATCACTTGAGAAGGGACTTGAAAGAATGTGGAAGTGGGCTAAAAAGGTTGGACCATTTGATTATAAATTAGAGACATTAGAGCTTCAAAACCCTAATATCCCTGCTAACTGGAAAAAATGAAAGTCTATTACAGAGTATGCGATGTTAATTCTACAAACCCATCACCATTATTCGGAGAAGATAGACCAAGACTAAATAAAATCTGTCTAAGAACATTCAAGACATTCTACCCTAATGCAGATGTTACGTTTATCTGCGACTACTGCATACCTGAGACAATCCGCTTCATAAAGAAAGAATACCCAAACTCTGAGGTTTTAGAAACATCTATCGGTATAAATGATTCCTGCCTACATCAATACAAACTCTATGAACAAACAACCCACGATGTAGTTCTATTTCAAGAATGTGACTACTTCCATATAGGAGCACTAACAGAGAAGATGATAAATGAACTAGAGTACGTCAGTCCATATGATCACCCTGACAAGTATCCTAATGAAATCTCACAGATCAAAATTGTAGATAATCACCACTTCAAGCATACTATTTCAACAACTTCAACATTTGCCACAAACAGAGTGGGTTTTGAGAGAAACAAACATCTGTTCTACAAGCATGGATACATTGACCATGCCAGATGGCTTGAGATAGGTGGGCTATGGAGTCCTATTCCAACACTAGCAACTCACATGGTTACAAATTGTCTATCTCCTGCAATCAAATGGAAAAACCACTTTACAGCGTTGTAATGCTTACGTGTCACAGAAACAAAGAAATATCCCAGATAGCCAAGGATTGTTACTGGTCAGTTAAGAATAACTCCAAAGACTATCAGTTTATAGTTGTAGACAATGGCTCAACAGAAGACATATCATGGCTTGAGCCTGATGTCCTAATAAGGAACAAAACTAACCTCGGTATATCTACAGCATGGAATCAAGGATTAAAGCTAGCAGTAGGGGAGTACATAGCGGTCATAAATGACGATATTTTGGTCCATGGAGACTGGCTAGAAAGGCTCAAAAATGCCCTTAAAATGCCCCTAGCAGGGGTTTCTAACCTTTATGTGGAGCATCTACCCCAAGGACAGGGACTTATTGAGAATTACAAGTGGTTCTCAGGCTCATGCTTCATGCTTAAAAGATCAACTATAGACAGAGTGGGGTACTTCGATACAAGGTACGAGAAAGCCAACTTTGAGGATCACGACTACTGGACTAGAGTAATGAGAGCTGGACTCAAGTTATATGTAGACTATGGAATGACAGTAATCCATAGGGAAGGCAAGACAGTACACGATAAAGACATATCCGAGCACTTCATAGCCAATAAACAGAGATTCTTTGATAAGTGGGGATTCCACTCTCAGGAAGTGTTCTGTGGTGACAAGTCTTTTCCTTTTGTACTACAATAAAGTATGGACATAAAAATAGTAGGTGATATACCAGAAAGTAAACCAATGGAACCATCAAAAGATGCTGTAATGGGCGGTATACCAATGGAAACAGAGAAAAAGATCATAAGTGAAATGTACGGATTAGATGAAGTTGAGGCTAAAAGATCAGATGAAAAGATAAACACACTTATTGAATACGCCAAGTCACAGAACAAAGAACTTACTCCAGAAGCTCTTAAATGGACTTTACGTGAGCTTGAACTCAAACTGGGGACACCACCAATAAGTGAGACAATGGTCAACTATATGGCTAGATACGCCTACCTTATGACAGATAAGCGTAAAATAGAGGAAGAAATTAAAAAGTTTTACTAACTATGGCAGATCTTTATAATAACCTATTTGGAAAAGAACACATAAAAGATGGTGACGTTATTGGTATGGCAGAACATGGAAGACAGGGTGGAGTGTCAACTGGACAAGGATTCAAGTTCACTCAAGAAGTTGATGAGACTGTAATCATTGATGAAGCCTCTGCAACAGTAACATATATATGCAAAGCTATCCCAGGTAGCAATACTACTCCTGGCAAGGCAGATGCAAGGTGGAAGATAAAGAAAATAGACTCTACAAGTAATCCTATTGTAATAGGTTATGCTGATGGCGACACCAACTATGACAACGTCTATGACGACAGGGCATCTCTAACCTACTCCTAAGTATTGCAAACTCTATAATCTCTTTCCTATTATGTAGGATATGAAAACCCTACAACAGATACTCATTGAAAGTGCAGCCTTACTTGATCTTACAGCAGCCCTCCCAACTGGAGTTGAGCTTGCTACAAGATCATCATATGCCAACCAAGCACTAGCAGAAGCAGCAAACACAGGAATACTTAATGAATTTAAGGTTCCTGTAACTACATTTGCAACAACTGCAACTCTACCACTAGGAGCTGATTTTAAGGAGTTTATCAACAAACCAGCGGTATTAAACTCAAGTGGTGGGTGGGAAGACTATGTACAAATAACACCTGAAGAAGCTAGAGAAATGAACTCTACAGATAAATACTGTTATGTTACTGGTAATCCAAGCTCAGGATACAGTGCATACTTTAACAACCTTGCTACAGGAGCAACTATTTCATATGTAAAGCATCGTTATCCATCAGGAATGGCTACTCTTACTTCAATTTGTGAGCTTAATGATCCACAGTACATAGTGCTTAAAACAAGTGCTTATGTACTCAAATCAAGAGGTGACGAGAGATTCCCAATAATTGACTCTGATGCCGAGGTTAGACTTAGAAATATGTTTGCTCGTCAGCAAAGAAGACCACTTGGGGGAGACCAACAAGTCAGAAGAACAGGCGCAGCAAGTTATTCACTAAGTTAAAACCATGCCCACATTTTATACACAGAAACAGACATACAATCCCAAGAACAAACTAGAAGCCGAATGGGAAACATTCCGAGATGGACTAAACCTACTCAAGCGACCTACAGAATTAAAGAGGAGTGAATACTCAACTGGGGACAATATAATGCTTATAGGTACTGGTGTTCCGACTGGCAGATGGGGTACATCAAACTACTTCACAGCAAGCGGGGCAACTGGTGGAATAAGAGGGTTTGGGATATATAGAAACGCCACACTATCAACTCCAATAAGAGAGATATTAGCACTCACAGATCAGGGTTACATAGTTAAGAAAAATGGATCAGGATCAACTGTAGTTACAGGTGCCTCTTATCCATCAGGATCAGAGGTAAGAGCAGAACAGCTAGGTAATAAACTACATTTCGTGTCTAAAGATGTACCAATGGTTTCATACAATGGTTCAACTTTAGAATTAAATGCAACTTTACCAGTTCCAGTCGGTGTTAGAGCTACAAACGTATCTGGAGTATCTGGACCTGCAACTCAAGGATGGAAGATAACAACTCTTGGGGCATTTGGTGGCGAGACAACACCAACTACAACTATTTCATTACCCAACCTACCAGAAGACCTAACAAGGACAAGAATAAGATTAAATTGGTCTTTGCCTTCAGTGGCAACTCTGGGTGGGTTTAGTATCTATAGAGGCATACCAGGTGACGAAACATTCCTTACAAGTGTCGGACCTACAACTTACTCGTACGATGACACAGGAGAGCCTGCGTCAGAGGTTGCACTACCACCCATCACAAACACCACAGGAGGCATTAAATCGCCTATTATCGTCAGATTTAACGATAGATTTATCTGTCGTGATGCAGTAGATGGATCAAAGCTACTAATTTCTGGAAGATACCCAAATCACACAAAGTTCAACTGGGCTGATGGTGGAGGATATGTGTATATAGAACCAGATGCAGGACAGGATGTAATAGGAGTTGGGGTACAATCTGGATCAAACAAGATCGTTGTGTATAAGGAATACTCACACTTTGCACTTGAGCTAACAACTGTAACAATCGGTAACTACGTGATATTAGATCCAACATACGCTCCAATTTCAAACAGTATTGGAGCATCTACTCCAGATACTATAATTGCAGTAGAGAACGATATATTCTACTTTGGTAGAAAAGGAATGTATGTAACAGGATATGAACCAAACTTCCTTACAATCATTCGTACAAATGAAATATCAGCAGCAGTCAGACCATATCTTGCTAATCTTTCAGACACAGACTACAAGACAGCCTGTGCATTCTATGTAGACAATAAATACATACTTTCATTCCCTGCAAGAAAGGAAATGCTTGTCTATGATCGTGAAAGAGGAAGATTTGTAGGTATATGGAAGTTGCCATATGGAATACAAAAAATGGCAAAATTTGTAGATGATACAGGTACAGAAAAATGGGTACTAGGATGTAATGTAAACAATAAAGTCTACACATTTGAAACCTCTGTGAACTCTGACACAGGAACAACAATATCAAAGAAACTCGTACTTAACAAAGAATCATTTGAAACATGGAAAGATCTCAAAACAATAGAGTTCTTCAACATTTTACTCAGAAACATTACAGGAGAAGTAAATGTAAACATCTATCTTGAAGACAGAGAAGGAGCAACTACAAATGTAAAAACATTTACCATAACAGGATCAGCAGTAGCTGGTAAATCAGGATGGGGTTCAACACTTTGGGGAGGATCACTTTGGGGTGAGTTCAGAGGTGCTCCAGTATCAGGATCTGATGAGTTTGTCAGGTGGGGGACACTATTTAAGCAAGGTAGACTTCTTTACATAGAGGTATCTTCAACCGCAGCCAATTCTAACTTTGAGTTCTTGGGAGCTAACATATCTGCCAAAAAGCAGGGCAGAGGCTCACTTTCTGCAAGTCAGAGAGTATAACTTGCAAATATTGCAAAGTTAGATACTTATAAATTATCCTAGTTATATGACACTATATTACCCAACCACAAGCAACTTTATACAGAAAAACCTAGATGCTCAACTTCTTACAGGAATAACAGCATCTGCTACCCTAAATAACGTTACTTCCATTCAAAATAAAGCTGGAATAATGATTATTGATAGAGTAGACACTAATGGAGTAGAAACTCCAAGCAAGGTAGAAGTCATATCGTTTGCTGGAACTTCTGGATCAACTGTTACAACGCTTGTAAGAGGACTGGGCGGAACAACAGACCAAGATCACGAAGTAGGAGCAATAGTAGAATTTGGACCAGATATAGTTTGGGCACAAGGACTAATAGATACAATGTTAGTTCAACATAACGAAGATGGTACCCATAAATCCGCCCTTGTTACGACTCTAAAAGCATCAGGAGCCGAGGTAACAGCTGGAACCGAAGACGCTAAGATCGTGACACCAAAGGCTATAGCCGATTCAGATATACCAACAGCTAAAGCAACAGCGGCAGAGGTGGCAACGGGTACGGATGATGCTAAATACACAACAGCACTCGCTGTAGCTCCATATGCAAATTCCTCAATGGCTCGTCAAGCTATCATAAACGGTAATTTTGATGTGTGGCAGAGAGGGACAACATATACTGGGATTGCAACAGGTAGCTTCTTAACAGATAGATTTTCCTTGAGTCACAGTGCTGATAGTGGTACTTTTCCAACTCACATAAATCGCAGAACCGCCATAACTGCTGGAGAAATACCAAATTCTTTTTATTCTTATGAGCTAAATGTGAATGGTGCTGGTACTTCTCTAGGGGCAGGGTCATACTATTGGATTAGACAAAAGATAGAGAATGGGGTTAGGTATTTGTGTGGAGATGGCAAGAAAGTCACATTGTCTTTTTGGGCTAAATCAGATATAGCCAATAAAAGACTAGGTGTTCACATGAGACAAGACTATGGTACAGGAGGATCGCCAACAACGGCAGAAGTTATAAACGGAACAAATTGGACTCTTACATCAACTTGGACGAAATATACTCACACCTTCACAACTAATACACTTTCAGGAAAGACATTTGGAACAGGTGATAATGACAACATAGACCTGCAATTTATGCATGTATGGGCAGCCACTTATAAAGATAGAGCAGGAGCTACTACAGATGAGTCATTTGTCGGTGCTGGATCTATATTCATCGCCCAAGTCCAACTCTGTGCAGGTGACGTAGCTCTCCCATTCCAACCGAAGAGATTTGAGGAAGAGTTGAGGGCATGTAAAAGATACTACCAAAAATCATTTGATTACACTGTCGCACCAGCGCAAAACTCAGGAAGTTATCTAGGAGCACTATTCTATAGAGCTTTAGTTGCAGGAGCTACCGTTCATTCTATGACAGTGCCATATGAGGTAGAACTCAGAACCGCAGCGACTCCAACTTTCTACAACGTAGCAGCAGCAAATACTAAATGGAGAAACGCTACAGATAACGGAGATAGTGGAACTCCAGCTCAATACGACTCATCTGTGAAATGTATGCACGTTCAAAATCCAGGCGTTGCAACAGATGCAGTTGGAGAGGCATTGTATCTACATTGGACAGTTGATGCTGAACTTTAACACCTATGACACTACTAACTATTGATGAATTTCTAGCCAAATACCAAAACAAGAGCTGGGACTTCGATAACTTTGCAAACGCTCAATGTTTTGATCTATTCCAGTTCTACAACAGAGATGTGGTAGGTGGTCCATTCGTCACAGGTGCAGGAGCAAAAGACATTTGGGAAACATATCCAAAAAACCTATACGAGCGTATTCCTAATGGTGCGACAAACTACCCTAAAAAGGGTGATGTCATGATCTGGGGAACAGCATACGGACCATACGGACACGTAGCAATATGTAGCGAGGACGGCAACCCACAGACCGATTCTTTCACAGTCCTATCTCAAAATGATCCTGCTGGCGTACCAAGCATATACAAGACTTATAAGGATTGGAAAGGCGTGCTAGGCTGGCTTAGACCTAAACCAAAGGTAGAGACTGATCTTGAGGTGTGTAACAGACTACACACTCAGCTTGTTACAGAGCACGAAGCACTTAAAAAAGTACATGCGAACTGCTCAATGCTTACTCAAGAGGTTAGCAGTCTGAAAGCTACTCTGCTATCGGCTCAAGCTGAGATAAAAGACAAGACAGAACGCCTAAATATTGTAAGTTTGGAGCGAGATCGACTTAGAGAGAAGATTTCAAAGGCTCAGGTTGCGTTAACTTAATTTATGGATCAATTTTTAACATATGTAAACCAATACGGACTCGGGATTGCTGTCCTTCTTTTCCTTGTGTATTTCCTCGGTAAATATGTACTCGGAAACGACAAAAAAAAGGATGACAGAATCCAAAAACTTGAAAACAAGGTGGAAACCTTGCAACAAGAGGTTTCAACCCTAAAAGATCAGCAGAATGCCAAAGCTCTTGAGATAAATGCCAAATACGCTGAGATGGCACAGAAGATGGTTGATGTTATAGACAGAAACACGCAAGAGTTTACGAAGTCAAGGGATGTACAGGAAAAGTTACAAAACTACCTGACCTATTTTATAGAAAACAACAAGATTAAAAGTTAATCAATCTTATGAACAAAAAAACAAGAGATACAGTCAAATACTCAGTTTCATCTGGAGCACTTGGTGGATCGCTGGTTGTAATACTCGCATGGGGACTCTCACTAAGAGGTCTTCTCATGCCCTCTGAGGTTGTGGCAGCTCTAACAGCCATATTCTCATTTGCAGTAAACATAATACTTGTGAGGACTGGAATTATAAGTGAGGTTTAACGATGGCAACAATAGTAGACAGATACATAGGAGATGACGGACAGATACTTTTCCCTATCTCATCTACTGCCGACAACACAAGTGATCTTGTGTCAGACAGAGGGACTTTTTTTAAAGCATTTACGCATAGTGATGGAGTAGTAGCAATAGAAGCGGGCAATCCAATAGGGTTGTTGCTAGTTTTAACTTACCCCGCAACACCTTAAATATATGGCAGATACAGCAGTAGCAATAACAGCAGGAACGGGTACAAATATAGATACCCGAACAGAAGCGACAAATGGCAATCATAGACAGGTAATTGTCATTGGTGATCCTGCGACAAATGCAGGAGTAGCACCAGTAGACGCAACTGCAGGTTTGAAAGTTGATCTTGGAGCAGATAATGATATATCGGGAACAGTAACTGCAAACGCAGGAACAAACCTAAACACATCAGCTCTTGCACTTGAGGCAGGTGGAAACCTTGCAGCAATTAAAGCTAAGACAGACAATATACCCGCACTAGGACAGGCTCTAGCAGCTGCATCATTACCTGTGATACTCCCAGCTGCGACAATAACAACTCTCACACCACCAGCTGCAATAACGGGGTTTGCTACAGCAGCAAACCAGCTCCCTGATGGACATAATGTAACAGTAGATAACGCATCAATAGCCGTAACTGGAACATTCTGGCAGGCTACACAGCCAGTTTCAGGCACAGTAACAGCAGCGCAAGCCACAGCAGCAAATCTAAACATGACTGAGGCATCAGCATCTGCCATAAAAACAGCAGTTGAAACGATAGATAATGCCATAGCAGGCTCTGAAATGCAGGTTGACGTAGTTGGGGCTTTACCAGCAGGAACAAATGCCATAGGCAAACTTGCTGCTAATTCAGGTGTGGACATAGGCGATGTCACACTAACCGCAGGTACAGCAGCAATAGGTTCACTTTTACCAGCAGATACAGACGTAACAGCTCACACAAACTATGCAAGGAAATACTACACAAACGCAGGTGCTGTAACAGACGGGATTATATGGAGTCCAGCAGCAGGAAAGAGGTGGCACGTGGTCACACTTTACCTACAAGTATCAGCAGCAGCCACAGTCACACTTGAAGACGACAAAGCAGGTGGCGATGATCCTGTGTGGAAGGGTGAGCTTGCAGCAAACTCAGGTGTGGTGCTTTCATTCACAGAAAAATACCCGATGGCATCGGGGGAAGATGCTGCCGATCTTTTGGTAACTACCACAGCAGGTAACGTTTATGTTACTTGTGTCGGGTATGAAATATGAGAATAATCATTGGATTGATACTTTGTTTGGCACTTTTTCCACTTGTTGTAATTTGTAGGTATGGAGTTCGCGATCTTTAAACTATGTCAGCATCTTATAGAGCGTCATCAAGTAATAGTGCAGCATCGGGGACTGCGGTAACTGTAACTGCACCAACTGGAACAACTACGGGTGACGTGGTTGTAATCTCTGTACATTCAAACAATCAAACAACAATTGCAGACAATAACGGAGCAACACCTTTTACTGAGGACATAAACGACTACAAACCAAACACATCAGGCGGACATACTGTGTCTGTTTTCTCACGCAGAATACAGGCGGGCGATCCTTCAAGCTACGCATTCACGCTTGGGACAACTGGCAGGTGGTCAATAGTTGCCACAACTTTTCAAAACCCCAATGCTACAAATATCTATGACGTTGCACCATCGACTTCAAACGCCGCAAACGCAGATGACTCTGCTGCTGCAACAATAGCTGCACCAGCTATAACCACAAACACAACAAACACAATTCATGTAGTGTGTGGGTATTTTGATGACGGAGCAGGTGGTACACCATCAGCTCCCGCTGGATATTCAACGTCAGGTGTCGAAGCAGACGAGCCACAGGGTGTCTTCTACAAAACAATCGCAGCAGCTGGCTCAACGGGAGCGCAGACGGTGACAGGAACAACAAGCTCACCAAGAATTGCCTTGTCTTTTGCGATCAAAGACACTGGTGTAACAACGTCAATCAAAGACATTATAAGTTCTGGATTTGTCCCACACGCAAGATGACAGAAACACGAAGCCCTGACAGCTCCTATTGGGAAGATTGGAACGATGCACTAGGTTTGCCTGAAGGAACACTACGAAGTGCCAAAGACTACAGAGAGAGAGCAGCAGACATTCTACGTGATCACCCCTATATGTCAGGGACAGTGTATGACAGATGCGGTCAGGATACCCACTGGAACGCAAATAAGATACTTCAAAGACAACATAACGTGTCACTTGCTACAGGCAGAGTTAATGGTCAATTTATACAAAATGGCAACAAAAGGTAGGTACAAGATTAACAGTTTCTTACACGCTCCCTTCATGGGAGCTATTTTTTTATGGAGCGTAAACCTAGATACGATGCACAGCGTAAATTTAGTGTTGAACAGAAGCGTAGACAAGCAGAGTTGCAAATGTATACCTGTCCTGACTGCGGTCAATCATTTTGGCGTAAACCACTATCAACAGTTCAAGCACATCACATAATACCCTTTTCGTTTGGCGGGGCTACAGAAAGCTCCAATTTGGTGTTACTTTGTCCAGACTGTCACCTGCGAGCAGACCAAGAGGCTATACAACACGGAAGGATATTTGGGGGAAACTACACACTTAAAGATGCAGAGCCTGAACAGAAGCGTAGAAGGTGAATCTACTTACCCCCAACCGCAATTATGCCCCCTGACTATCAGGCACAATTGAGTTAGAGGGCTTTCCAATGCGTCAATCTTTCGATTGAGGGTAAATAGACCAACTCATTATATCAACTTTACAATAATATTTTCCCCATACTGTCTGACTAGCTTACTGGAGTATCTTTTCATATAACTCACAGCGTTTTTCTTATCATTGTAGGCAACAATCCTTCTCTCAAAGTCACCTTGGCTTGTGTTGCCTATCTCCCATACAATCCACTTGTAACTCTTACCAATCTTTCTTTTAAGAACTGATATTGTCACTGATATTTTTCTCATAAATAATTTAATGTATATTTACACACTTAATCTCAACTCTCACATACTCACCCTCATAAGTCATCGTCTTTCCGTTTCTTCTATTTGACTCTTTTGCAAGCTCATAGAGGGTTCTTTCAAATGAGTCCTTTCTAACATAACCTAGCCTATACAGTAGTTTGTTCACTATTGTTCTCATTTTTCTTATCAAAACTTTTAAGTTGATCTCTTATTTTGTAATACGTTTCTCTAGTCATCTCTATAACTGTTTCTCTGTTATTGGCACGATCTACATGGCAGATGATGACATGGTGACTGCCTCTTGGCTTAGCAAAAACATTTTCATGTTTAACCCTGTACTTAGGCATATCAAGTGCCTTGTCTAGCCTGAGTAAGAGCTTACGGGTTAGGTTTTGTAATGCTAACTTCATAAATACATAATAAACTTAATAACAAGTGATACCACAACTGCAAATACTGTCATACCCAAGAGCATAGACATAAGGTCTTTCTCATAATGAGACTTGAGCATGAGTGAGAGTGGGGTGTAATTTCTCATATAAATTGATAATTAATCCTAGGCCAATAAAAAGTAAGCAAATGACAATCCAAGCACCATTCCAACTATTATGCCTGATAAAAATATTTCTATCATTTTGACTCCTCCTTTAGAGTGGCTAGGACATCCTTCAATTCTCTATATCTAGGATCGTCGCCAAGTGGCAATATACCCATTACTTTTTGAATCACCTCTTTCCTCGCATCGGCTTTCTGTTGTCTAACAAAATCAAATATCCATTCAGCCTGACTGCCACTCATACCCAGTCCCATACTCTTTAGACTTCTTGATAGCTGGCTTTCCCAATCGTTTTGTGTAGGCTTAATTCCAAGCGTACAGCCCTCATGTGGCTCGCAATCACAGCATCTAGCCTGACCACCCTCCTTGGCTAGGCGTTCGTTACAGACATTGTGTGTTTCGTTTTGTGTAGAGTTTGACATGGCTTCTTTAATGGCTTTGTTTATAACTCTTTTATCTCTCTTTGCCATTTTGTCTGTGTACTGGTCATTTGGTATTGGTATGTATTTCATATTTATTTCAAATTTGATAATATCTCATTCACCTTGAGGCGTTTCTCCTCTAGCAAACAAGCACAGCATTTCTTATACTGTTCTCCTTTCTTAGCACAAAATTTTGCGTGTACAATATCACTACCCAATATCTCCTCCGCCAAAGACTCTATCAGCTTGCGAGAAAAGGAGTGGATGAAAGATTTGAGACTATCTCTGTTATAAAGACTGGATGTAATTCGTGCGTGCAAACCATCTTCTTCCATAGTGGTAACATCGCCTGGAAATCTCTCATCAAACTCCTTCATCTGTTCATCTAGTATTTGATTTATGGTCATATAGGTTTATAAAAAACTAAATGTAATCGGGGATTGATTTGGCAAGGTCGTCACCCAGCCCAGCGCATATTGTCAATCCTAATGCCTTTTTACCGACTACATTCAATCTTTTAATGTGCTAATAAAAAACTAAATGTAGGTGGAGGATTGCTCCTTTCCTCAAGATAAGATTGGACCTCAGAGACTATCTTTTTTCACCTACATTCAATCTTTTATTGCTAAACAAATTGGGACAGGCAAGGTTTGACTTGCAGACTAGGATAGGCGTGTAGTGATAACGCCTCGTTTTACTTCTTACCCTACCAACTTACCATTCCTATTTCTAGGAGCACAGCCTCACCTGTACACTCATCTGGTTGGTCTTGCCCATATCGTATCGCAAAGATCACTGAGCAAGTTCTCCTAGTCTTGATGTTAGCGGCTCACTGTCCGCCATCTGTCCCAATCTATTTACAACTTATTAAGGTACGCAAATTCTCCGAACATACTCACTGCCATTTCGTTATAAGCTAGTGCTGCTTTCTCCCTGGTGTCAAAATATCCTATGTATTTTATCTTTCTGTTCATAGTTATATAGGCTAGCCATTTTCCTCTCATTGCTCTCACACCTTTATAACCTGATTTGTTACGCACTTGTTTATGACTATTCATTCTGTTCTGGCTTATTGTTGCATATCTTAGGTTAGACATCTGATTATCCAATTTGTCATGGTTTATATGGTCTGTGTGCATACCAACTTTCCTCTCTAGGATAACATTATGTATAAATACAACCTTTGTCCTTCTTTTTATTGTTCTTGGCTTATCAAGGTATATCTTCCTAACAACATATCCAAATGGATTTTTATGCCATTTCCATTGGCTTATATATTCATACACATCATCATCGACCAAAGTGTATTCATCGCTTCTTCCGAGTTTTATCTTTTTCATATTTTTATAATCAAATTCACTTCTGCCCCCCAAGTCTTTGAGAGGCAGTGGGTGAAAATTATTTCTTTTTCTTCAAGACTCGTTTTGCCTTCGCTGTGACAGCTTTCTTTAGCTTGTTCACTTTTTTTGCTTTCTTCTTCATAGTGGTAGTTTAATTTATAATTATTTCAGCTTTTTGAAATGTTCAATAAGTGTCTCTAAATAAGTTCTACTATCAAAGTTCATAGGTAAAGGTTTGTTATAACTTTCATCTATGACCCTGACTTGTACCTCACCTATCTTTTTAATAAGAGCATTTCTATATGCAACTGTATTACCTCGTAACCATCTATTGCATCTTCCACATTGGCTATTTATATTCATCGGTGAATATCTCCATATAAGATTACATAGTTCTGCCTTCGCATAGTGTCCTGCATGCCAATTCATTCCAATAAGTCCAGTCTTTCCACATGATATGCAGGTATTGCCATCACGCTTCTTAATCATTGGGTATAGGATTTTCTTCAACTTCTTCTCAAGTGACTTTATAGATGTCTTTTTTTGACGTTTATTTGCCTTTTTAATGCCTTTCTTAGTAGTGGTAGCTACCATACTAGCTTAAATAATTTATAACCCTCTCCCTGCCTTTAGTTTGGCTATGAATGCCTCTACATCATCTGAATGATATAGGTTGGCAGTCTTGCCTGGTCTCCATGCCATAGTTGCGTGTGGCAATATATTCCCTCGCTTTACATGAGTATAAAAACCCTGCCTGTGATATGTTCCGAACACTTCTTGCAGGCGTTTTATTACCTCGTTTGATCTCATTAGTCTGATTGCCATACTATGCCTCCGTCAACTGATAATCTTTTTGTATTGTGTGATGCTGTTTCAATGACCCACTTATCATCTTCAATGTATAGGTTGGGTCGTTGAATCATTTTGTTCTCTCTTTTGTAATGCTGTCTATAGTCGCTTGTTGTAAGAGAAACAACTTCTTGAACCTTATCCTTAGCTTCTCCGACAGGGAGGGCTTTTATAGTTGGGATTATTTCAATCATGCGTGAGTGTGGCATGAGTGAAACTTCATCAAAACTATAATTTAATCTCTCTATAAGTTCCTCATATAATGAAATGAAGTAGTATGCAGTTCTCTGCGACATACCTATCTCTGGATTATTGAGAAACTGTATAAAAGTATCATTCCCTCCCAGTCCAAGCTGTTTGTAAAGGTGTTCTTCTCTTATCTTCTTTAGAATAGCTCCTATAACAACAGGACTCTTATTGTATGCACTTAGTGCCTGTATGAGTTGGTTGTATATCTTTTGAGCTAGTTCTATTTCCATAGGTTAGAAAGGTATATCTTTTGGATCAACTTTTTCTAACTTCTCATCAAGAGCTTTGTCAGCTTTCTTTCCTTCCTCTAGTTTGGTTACATAGGCTTTTACCTTCTCAAGGTTAGCTTCAAGCACTGATGCTTCAGGCATACTTGCATCACCTGCTGGATAGACTGTGTACTTTCTAAGTAGTCCATCACCCTGCCAGGTAATCTTCCAAATAAGATCAAAGACTGTCTTAGACTCATTCATGGCAATTGATCTTGCTGACTTTATGACTCCAACTGGAAGTCTGAATGAACCAACCTTACCATCAATATCACCATAGACAAAGTATTGTGTGGATTTCTTTCCACTGAACTCTGCTTCTGTTGATACTGGCTCTGATGCTACAGTTACCTTGCATCCGTTTGTAATTTTTAACCCTGCACCCACATCTTTGAATGATGTTACTTGCATAATAATAAATAATTTATAAATACCCTATTTTAGTTAGCATTTCTCTATTTACTGCTTCAAATATCTTCTTGCAAGCTAGGAATGCCTCAAAGTCATAGACTCCGTACTCAAACTTATATCCACCTTCAGGCTGTAAAAGTACGACTGCTATATCGTCAATCTTAGTACCACCTTCCTCAAGAGCATTTCTATATGCCGATAGCTGAATGAATGCTTCCTGGTATATATCTTTGCCTGTCTTAACGTCAATGAGTGTATTCTTTCCGTTTATAGATGCAAGCATGTCAAGCGTACCTGCGTACTTATGCTTGGCTGATAGAACTGTCTTCTCTTGGTCTAGTATCTGAGCATGTGTTGTCTGCATGAACTTATGAAAAGCATCTGCATAACCTTTATATTCTGGGGCTACTTCAAACTGTCCAACGTTCTTGTATGCCTCAACTATCGAATGAACTGTTGTACCTCTGTTTTTAGCTGTGTCAGATACCTTGTATGGTGCCGACAGTGCTGTTTTCTCGTCAAGTGATGGATCTTTTACCATAGCAAAGTAAACCTGTTGACCGAACCAATATCTGAGCGCAGGTTTATCAATAATAGATAAGACTTTGGTTACTGAAAGGTAAGGAGTATCTTTTGCATCTCCTACCCAATAGAAACCGCCTCTACGTTTGTTTTTATCATTTGTCATACTTCTAAAAATGCTCTATACATGTGCAGAGCATCGTCTAAATTGTAATACGTTCCTTTGTTCTCAAATTCAACAATTTCCCCAAATACATTCTTTGCCTTGCCATATGACACTGTTATTGCCACTTTTACTGGAACTCTCCGCTTACAGATGGACTTAAATCTCATCGTAGACAGATTTCCGTATGACCCTACGTTGCCACTCTTATAATAGAATTTGCATCGTGTTTTATACTTGTCATTTGTCATCTTTATTTCCAATAAATAGTAATTTATATTTGTTGTCTTTAATTTCTTTGGATATGTTTATCCTGGTTGCACGATCTCGTATCTCATCAGGTATAACTTGCATACATTTAACAACTCCTTGAACGTCTTCATCGGCTTTGACAATGCTTTCAAATATTGTCTTTCCTTGCACGTACACCCCTAAAACGTATTTATTCATGTATTTTTTGAATGTATAACTCTGTCATTGGTTGAGAAGGATTTTCACCTCTCATTATCTTGGGTGCTAGTTTGATCTGTTCCTCAAGCATTTTGGCGTGAAAAACATCGTTGCCCAAATAAGCCCAATATAGTTGATCTTTTAGGTTTTTAATCCTTGAGCGTGTCATTATTGTTAGTTTATCCATTATCGGACACCTCCTGTTCTAGTTGTAAATCTCTAAACTGATCGTATGCGTCTGTATCTCCACGCACAATATCATCTCGTATTTCTTTGATTTCATCTTCTCCAAGTTTTGCTATGTATTGCATTTCTATTTCGTCTGCTGTCCCAGAGTCATATATTTCGTTAAGTAGAATTGTTTTGTATGTCATAAATGTATAGGAATTTATGTAATTGAGTATATTATACCACATAACTATACCCTTGTCTAGTGGTATTTTATTTGATTAAGATACCTTTTCTCTTTAAGTTGTATTGTTTACATCTTTGTTTATGTAATTCTCTATATAGTGGATCTTGAAATCTTTTTTTGTAATACTCTTTTATATATTCTCTTATCTTAGCATTTGTTTTATATCTGAAATTGGCTGCACACCTAATACATCTTCCTTTTCTTCTTTCCCTTTCTACTGTTAAGACACCACAATCTATGCAATTTTTTGGATAGAATATATTCCTACCATTCGTTCTCCCTTCAGAAAAGGCTTTACAGCCTAAGCAAAGTCCAATTTTTATAAGGTGCGACTTAAATTCTTCAAAACTCCTTCCACAAGATTTGCATTTTTTTACACTAATTTCTTCTAGATGTGATTTGTGTATCTCGTAATGGCAATCACTACAGAGTGGCAAAAGATTATCTTTTATGTCATTCTTATTATTAAAATCTTTGTGATGCAATACATCTGTCTTATTGTCACAGATAGAGCAATTATCACGCCAAGCACTATCATAAATCTCCTTTCTTTTATACGTCCTTCCAGAATTGAAATAGTCTTTGACTATCTGATGAACTCTCTGCCTTGATAATCCCATTATTTTCCCAACTTTTGAATAGCTGTTGAGACTATTGTATAGAGATTTTATTTTGTCTATTTTGCTTTCTACTTGGCTATTTGTTTCCATAGTTTGTATAAACTTTTTCTGTTTTAGCTCGTTTATCAAGTATCTCTTGAACGAACTTTGGTACTTGACCATTTTTAAGAGCTATTACTATTGCTTTCTGGGTTAAGGTTAGCTCGTTCCATCTGGATTTTTTCATATTTACCTATAAGTTCATTTATAACTATCAGCTCCTGTGCGAGTATTCCTCGCAAGGGTGTGTGATTTTGTTTGTTTATAACAAGCTCCATTATTTGTAAATGTAGAGCCTTCTGCATCTTTCTAAGATGTCTAATTTTGTAATTCATATATTTGTTTTTGTATCCTTTCTATTTCTTCAATAAAGTTCAGAGATTTGTTGCTGAGTAGTGTATAAGCATCCCAATCTGGGGCGTACTCACCCTTATCATTGAAAAGCAATTTATCTCTTTCTGCTTCAAAGGCCAACATTGAATTTATAACTTTCCTTCTTGTTGCTCTCAATCTTTTCAATTGTTTATCTTTCATACATGTATCCATGTGGAAACTTCCAACCTAGCTGCACAACTGCACCACTTACACCACGTCTATTTTTAGCAAGTCTTAGCTCCATTTCAGGATCAAATACTTTATCTCCGTTGCTAGACTTCTTTAAGAAAAACCCTAGATCTGCAACCATAGCAATACTCCCAGAGCCCTTATACTCAAGAGAGGTATTCTCTCCCTTTTCTTTTGCTACAGAGTTTGATAGTTGAGATAAACATAAAATAACACAATCTGTCTCTTTGGCTAATTTCTGCAACCTAAGAGCAACTTCAGACAGTCTTGAGTATTCATCTCTGTCATCTGACATTATGTTTTGAATAAAATCTATTACTACAAACTCGTATCTGTTATCTTTTATAATGCGTTCTATGTCTATCAATTTATAAATATCATCGTGAAAGTGCATAAGTTCATCGTATGCCACAAGTGAACCCTGTGCCTTCAGGTAATCAACGTGATCTTTGTGAACCCTCCCAAACATAATGTGCGATGCTGGAAGTCCTGACTTCATAGCGACAATGCGTGATGCTAACATCTCGTTTGATACCTCAAGCGAGAAGTACCCAGAGTTAAATCCTTGAGTTGCAATTTTTGCAAATATCTGACATGCGATATAACTCTTTCCAACTCCTGTCTGTCCTCCTAAAATAATAAGTTCCTTTTTCCTAAATCCTCCATCTAAAATGCTATCTAACTTGCTAAATCCTGTCGCAATCTCCTCTTGTCCTTCGGTAGTTCGAGCGTCTATAAGCTCAAGAACATGAGATAGTTTCATGTATATTAAAAACTTTTAATTAAACATAATACTCGCCTTTTTTAAGTGTGCTATAACTAAGTAATGTCCCTATCCAGTCTACAGGCTCGCCTTCTGGGTTACGCTTTCTAAGAAAAATTGTGGGTGTCATCTTTCCACTCCAAAATGGGTGTACTGCAACCTTTTTGCAAGCCTCCTTCATCTCGTCTAGCGTGTATGACTTGAGGGCTTCCTTAAAATTGTTCTCTAAGCTCGGAATAGGTCTATATTTAGTGTTATGTATAGTGTTCCAGTACTGTATGAGTTCTCCTAGAGTAGAAACTCTCTCTGTTTCTTTTATTTGTTTTCTATCTGTATTTATATATGGTATAGGTTCTGCACTTTCGTGAAATCCATTTGTCGAAAATGTGAAATGGGCTGTGAAGCTCCAAAGTACATCCTTGTCAATTATTGCATACCACTTTGTCCTGTCATAAGGGGCTGAATTAAAATTGCCTGTTTTTATGACTTTTTCGTCTTCTAAATGCTTTAATGCAATATCGATTTTACGAGCACTGACATAGGGAAAAAGCTCCTCAAATGAGCTTATTGAGTTGTAAGTCCAGTAAAAACCATCGTGTTCATGCTTCTTGTTTGCTATATTCCGAAGTATCCAGAAGCCTAGATTTTGTAATAGGATAGCCTCAAGCACGCCATATTTCTTGGCATGCTCTATATCGAAGGAGTGATACATAATAAAAAAACCACAATTTGTAATCAGCTAGGCTAAGTAAAACTTTGCGGGTTTCTACCTAGCCAACTACAAACTATGGCCTTGTAGTTTTACTTATTTTATACTCGCCCCGCAAACGAGTTGTCCCCAAATTACGACCCTTTTATTATACCATTTTTTCGTAATAATTCAACTTCCTCCCTAGTTATCGCCCTACCTTTTTGATGCTTTGTTATTCTCGTGTTCTTCCAAATAGCCCATCCGCCTTTCTTGCTTTCTTTCCTGTTATATAACCACTTCTTAAAATGTTTTTCATTTATCCAAACATCCATAATTAGTATGAACTTATAAAAAAACCCCATTGCTGGGGCTTCTCCTATACATTGTGCTGTTGCAGCACTTTGTAGTTGTCCCTATTATACCACAAAATATCTCGTTTTCTTATGATAATTCCCTCCCATCAGGTTACACCAGATACTCAGGTTAGAACCAATTGTTCTCAAGGTGAAAATCCCATGCGTTCTTTGGTGCTCCATATCTATTGACAATATAATTATTGCACCACTCAAGCTGGCACATCAGGTCATCATCTGCTAACTTACATGGCATCTTTGTGCTCGGATATGCTTGGCATATTCCACCTGCCCCGATCTCGTTTACTGCATCAGCACGATACCCGCTTTCTTTTTTTATGATATTGTCAAATGCCGTCAAGTTATCACCCTGCCACTTTGTTGCTATCCATGCTAACGCCTTTTCTCTGTTACTTGCTCCGCTATCAGTCAAGTATTTAGTGAGTGCCTCAATTTGCCCCTGTATAGGCTCTTTAGTAGGTGTTTGGGATACTTTGGGTACTATGGTAGCTTTAGGCATCAAAGGCTTATAAATGGGCATTTTACGAGCTTTTATAGGCAATCTATATTGCACCACAATTGGGCTCTGTAGTTCATAGTTTAGAGCAAGCCATGAAGCAAAGACCGCAATTATATAACCGAGCACAAACAAACCCACAGAAAATACATATTTCTTATACTTTCCCATAATGTAATTATAATTTATAAAGACACACAAAAATATACCGCTTGTAGCGGGTACATATTGCAAAAATTGCAAATTGATAACACAATAAGCCCGCCTATATTAAGCGGGCCTATATATTGTCAATCCTGTTTGTATGCCTCAGGGCTTGATACAATCTCGTCTTCTAGTGCTTGAGCTTCGCCACTCATAACATATTCTATTGCTTCCGCTTCTGTCTTTGCTTCAACTTCTGCCCTCATTCTGACATCATAAACAACTGTATATTTGTTCATATTTATAAAATCAATTTGTAATTATCTGAACCTATTGGCAATCTCCAAAAGCTCGCAAAAGTCAAAATCATCTGTGATTATGTTTATGCCCTCAGCTTTGTCTTGTTCTTGATACTTTCTTAAATCATTTGCATAAAAGCCAGCCTCAGCGCATAACTTGCCAGCATCCGACCAGTTGCCATTGACCATGTTTTCTGTAATATCTTTCCATTGTTCAGGTGTTCTATATTTCATATATATATTTAAATAATAAATAGTGTTTTTTGGTGTTGTCGCTTCACCTTGTATTAGTTTAAATCTACAACTTCATACTCACCGCTTTTTATCTTTTGCCTGATTGTCTTTGTGTCTTCATGTAAGAAGCTACACAAATACTTGCTTGTGGTTCTGCTGTAATCCCAAAATCCAGAAGCAAGCTTTATTTTGCCCTCAATAGGCTTGAAAGCAATAATACTTCTATAGCTTTGAAAATAATCTCCCTCAGTTGTATTTATGATAAATTGATTTGCAACTTCCCTGTTTGACCTATCTGAGGTCATGTTATAAACTTTTGGTATGTTCATATTATGTATATAAATGTTTGATAATTAGACACCACACGTACTGTGTATAACTTCCTTTCCGTTCTTTTCTGCTAGCATGACTGTAACTTCATAAGATTTGCGAGCCTTTGCAAGTTTAGCAATTAGCTCTTGTGCTTCCCTTGTTGTGTTTGCGTAAACTTCATATTTTTTATGTTTATAAAAACCTATGTATCCGTTCATATTATGTTTATAAATGTTTATAATTAGATAACCCACTCGCTTATAAAATCTTGACGTTTTTTTATAAAATCAAGAGCTTTTGATATTGTCATACCCTCCAAACATTGCAAACCATCGCAAGCCTCAATGATGCGCTTGTGCTTAAAGTCCATTCCGTACTCATTTTTTACTATGAAGGGTAACGGGTAAAATATCCACTTAGAGCCCTGGTTGTTGACGGCTTCCCATAAATCACTCTTGTTATCACTCCTATAATCAAATATATAAGCGTCTCCTTGTAGGGATACTTGCAAAGTTCTATATTTCATAATTATTTAAGAAAATAATAATAACAACATATAAGAGCAAGCAAAGCACAACACAATATAATCATAGTTTGATTGAATTGATAAAATCACTAGCTGTCATGTTCAATAAATCATTGAACCTCTTTTCAATGGGGTTGAATGTCAATTCTGCTACCTCACGTTCAACCTCTTGTACCTCTTGTAGTTCTTTCAACTCATTGTATTTTTGGTCATCTACATATTGACCATTAAGTAACTGTTGCATAAATGTATAGGAAAATAATAATTAGGCAAAAACTGACTTATATGTAATCCAATATATAACCTTGCCACCTTGCACGGCTGGCACACGTCTGTATCCGAATAATGCGAGTAACCTTGTGAACATAGGATAAAATAATTGTTAATGTATAGGATATGTACGTATACAGTATATCAAAAATATTATCAATTGCAAGGGGTAGATGTATTATATAAGTATATTGCTCTATTGCTCCAATTTGCAATTTTTGCAAAATCAACTATTATGTACCTATATGGTATTTAAGAAAAAACACACCACAACAGAAGCCACACAACAAGAGCAAAAAACCGAGCCAATAACCACAGAAAACACACCAAAAGTAGAAAATAATATACAAACAGTATCAAATTCGCCGACCTCTATAGTAACTAACAACAATAATGATGATAGGGATATGATTATAAGAAAGAAAAGAGCATATAAGATATTTTTGAGGCTAATCAAAGAAAATAAGTACACTAGCGCTTATGCTACGGCTAAAATGTTACATATTCAGCCTCTAACTATTGCTAAGTGGCTACAGACAAAGCAAGCAATTGAGGCTATGAACAGTAAAGTATCAGAGTATGTAGCTAAGATTGAGGCTAGTCCCGATTGGAAAGCACAAGCGTACCTATTTGATAAGAT